AAGTTTTCGGGGTTGCGGCGGGTGTGATTGGCTCGGGAAAGTTTGACATAAATAGTAACATTGTCGTTGGAAACGTACAAACTCTCTATCGAAATGTCGACAAAATCGCAAATGAGTTCGGTACAATTATATTGGATGAGATGCACCATGTATCTTCGCCTACTTTTACCAGACTTATTGATGCCTCTCGCGCACGATACAAAATTGGACTTACTGGTACAATGCAGAGAAAGGATGGACGACACGTAATATTTCGTGACTACTTCTCAAATACAGTATTTAAACCACCCAAAGAAAACTATCTTACTCCACGAGTTGATATCTTAAAGAGTGGAATAAGATTTCATGATGGTGCACTTGATTGGGCATCTAAAATTAACGCACTTGCATATGATTGGGAATACCAAAATACTATGGCAGTGCTAGCAGCAAGTTATGCTGCAAAAGGACACAAAGTTTTATTAGTAAGTGATAGAGTTGATTTTCTAAAAGCGTGTGCTCGTCTCATTGGTGATGATGCAATCTGCGTAACTGGAGCTATTCCATATGAAGAAAGACCTGCGCTTATTAAAGAAATTTATAATGATAAAAGTGTGCTATGTGGAACACAGTCGATTTTTAGTGAGGGAATTAGTGTTGATTGTTTGAGTTGTCTTATATTAGCTACTCCAGTAAACAATGAACCACTACTAACTCAGCTCATAGGTCGTGTTATACGGATGTATGACGGAAAGCCTCAGCCTGTAATTGTAGATATACACTTAGAAGGGCGAACAGCTAAAAAACAGGCAACTGCAAGAATGGGATACTACATACGAAAAAGTTATGAAGTATCTGAAATATAGCATGAAAAAATATATCTTGACATGGAGTTAAATTTTTGATATAATATGTTATTCTATAATTGGAAAAAAGTAAAAAAAGAGACCAATGGATCTGTCAAGGATATAATGACAGTCCTCCATATTCTAACATACAAACTTCCACCAGTTCATAGAAATGACAGAATATTCAAGTATTGGACTAAAAGTTTTTACGGTAATAGTTTTATTGTAAATCCTAAACCCTTGTTTATTCAAAGAAGGCGATATTCAGATAGCGAGATTGTGCAGTATGCAGGTATCGCATCACTACGCAACTATTACGAGTATCAAAACACAAAAGATACCACACTAGACCTCTTTCACTTTACAGGAGATGAGGACATTATAAACAGAAATAGGCTACTTTGGATTGAAGATGATCGTATTCACTTCAAATTTGAAGAAGTCACCATAGGAGAAATGAAATGGCATTAAGCTTTAATCAAGCAAAGGGCGAAGCCCAAAAAAATAAAATCGATAGCTACACTTATGTAGAAGGCGACAACAAAGTAAGATTAGTCGGAGATATGTTACCAAGATATGTCTACTGGCTAAAAGGCGAAAACGGCAAAAACTTACCTTTCGAATGTCTGTCATTCGACAGAAACACAGAATCCTTTAACAACATAGAGAAAGATTGGGGTAGAGAATATCACCCAGAGCTCAAATGCGGTTGGAGTTATGCAATTCAGTGCATACACGAAGGTAAAGTAAAAGTACTAAACCTTAAAAAGAAACTATTAGAGCAAATTATGGTTGCTGCAGAAGATCTTGGCGATCCAACAGATAAAGAAACTGGTTGGGATGTTTACTTTAAAAGAGTAAAAACTGGACCAATGGCTTATAATGTTGAGTATCAATTACAAGCTCTCAAGTGCAAACCAAGAGCTTTAGATGAAGCAGAACTCGAATTAGTAGCAGATCTAAAATCAATGGACGATGTCTTACCAAGACCTACTCCAGACGCACAAAAAGAATTACTTGATAGATTAAGAGAAGGTGCAGATAATTCTAAACCAGATGAGTCTATAAGTGATGAATTTGATATATCATAAGGAGACATTATGTATACAGTAGGACAAAAATTTCCAAATTTTTCTATGCAAGGAATAGATGATAGTAATAATATTATTGAGGTAGAAGTATTGGCACCTTCACAATGGAGTGTAGTATATTTTTACCCAAAAGACTTTACTTTCATCTGTCCTACAGAAATTCAAGCAATGGATGCACTTATTGAAGAAGCTGATGTAATAGGAGTTAGCGGAGATAATGAGTTCTGTAAGTTAGCATGGAAAAAAGATAATGCTCTTATTAGAGATATAAAACATATTTTAGCGGCAGACTGCGGTCTAAAGCTATCAACAAAACTAGGAATCGTCAACGAAGAAGAAGGTGTTTGTTATAGAGCAACTTTCTTAATAGACCCTGAAGGAGTAATACAGCATGTATCTGTAAATGCTCTCGATACAGGAAGAAACGCAGACGAAATATTAAGAACTTTACAAGCACTTAAAGCTGGTGGATTAACTGGTTGTGCTTGGACACCAGGAGAAGAATTCGTAGCATGATTCTATTTACAGCAGATTGGCATATTAAACTGGGACAGAAAAATGTTCCAACAGCATGGGCATGTGCAAGATATCAAATGTTTTTCGAACAGATAAAAGAGATTGAAAAAGAT